GACTCGCCCATCAGCAACTGCAACGAAAATCGCCAAGAGCACCATGACCACTCCCGACACACGGGATAACCACAGTTCTCGCGTCGCACGGACGCTGCCACCGCCAAGGAATCGACTGGCCGCAAGAACCGCGACCAAGTCCGCTAGTGTGTTGAATGCCACGCATATGATGCCGAGGACTACAAACTGCGCAGCAAAGGCTCGCGCAGGATCGACGAATTGCGGAATGAATGCGATGAAGAAGAGCGCGGTTTTGACGTTGAGCGCCTCCACCACCATTCCGTCGCGCCACGCTCGACCGGCCCCGGACGGACGCAGCGCCGGCACCTCAGATGATCCAGCACGACTCAGCAAGATTCGGAGGCCCAGGTACAGGAGATAAGCGGCCCCCAGGTACTTGATTACTGCATACAGCGTTGGCGAATGCGCGATCAAGACGGACAGGCCGAGGGCTGATGCAACGACATGCAGAAGTCCTCCTGTCGCGGTGCCGAACGACGACGCCACTCCCTCGGCTCGCCCCCCGGCAACAGTGCGCGCGACGACGTATGCCATACCTGGCCCCGGGACGATCGCCAAGGCGAGAGCAGCGAACACGAATGCGATGGACGGGATCATGGCTTGACTGACAATGGGCTGGAAGGACACGGTATGGTTCACTGACCGAATAGTCAATATACTGACCGAATGAAATCTGATCTATCCGAACTGAACGCGCATGTGTCGCGTCGACTGAAAGAGCTACGCACCGGCGCCTCGCTCTCATTGGACGCGCTGGCAAAACTGTCGGGCGTAAGCAAAGGCATGTTGGTCGAGATCGAGAAGTCCGCAGCGAACCCCAGTATTGGCATTCTCTGCAAGGTCGCCGCAGCGCTGAGCGTGTCCGTCGCTGACCTGGTCACGATCGTCCCACGCGTGACCATCCACGCCATATCGCCAACGAACATTCCCGTCTTGTGGCAAGGCCCACTAGGAGGCGAGGCTCGCCTCTTGGCGGGAAGCCAAGGGCCCGACATGCTGGAACTGTGGCGATGGACGCTGCAGCCAGGCGAATGCCACGAGGCCGCCGCGCACCATCACGGCGCTCTTGAATTGCTGCACGTGGAAGCGGGCGCTTTACGGTTGCGTGTAGGGCTTGACGAAGCCATCGTTAAAGCAGGTCACTCCGCCATCGCATACACCGACCAGCCTCACAGCTACGCCAATGATGGATGCGAGCCGTTAACGTTCCTTATGACCGTCGCTGAGCGCCCGAACGTCGCCATGGGGTAATCGACAACCGGGTCAGGACGTCTCTATCGTCGGCGCGTGCGCCTCGATGACCGTGCCCTGCTCGTGCACGATCCAGCCATACTCCGCCGGCTGCGGTGCCATGACGATCAGATCCTCGAGCGTGGGCACGGTCGCCGGCAGCTGCCCATTGAACCCCGCCCGCCATGCCGACGAGGATCCGTCGGCGCATCTGATCCCGTCAGGACGCGTCGGTCGCCGGAGCGAGCGCCGCGCCGTAGCCTGTCTGGGGCGCCACCGGCCAAGCCGGGTTTTGCACCGTCAGGTCGATGCGGTTCACGGCCACACGGAACTGCTTCCACGACTTCAGCAGTGCCGTCTCGGCCGCCGTCGCTTCACCGAGGTCATCGGCATCCTGTAGCGGAGCGATCGCAAGGGTCGCCGCCGCAAGAAGCTGATTGCGAACTACCGTGTTGGTCGCCAAGATCTCTGCGGCCGTGGGCGGGGCGACCGCGGGAGGCGGCGGCTCGGTGAAGACACCATCGGCATATGTCCAGCCGATGCCACCGACGTCCGTCTGGATGACGATGAACCCATCGTCCGGCACGTAGCCGCTCTCGTCGTCGACGACGATGACGTTGCACACGAGGCCCGTAGCCGCCTCGATGACCGCGTAGTTCTTTTCCATTACGCATACTCCCAGACGATCACTACGCCAATGCCACCCGCACCGCTACCTTGTGCGCCGCCACCGCCCGAGGTCGATGCGCCGCCACCGCCCGCGCCGAAGCTCTGCGCCGAATTCCCGAAGGTCGTTCCGATACCCTGTGTACCGCCGCCGCCGAAGTGCGAGGCGCCTCCGCCACCGCTGGAGAAGTTCCCCGAATTCATCGCCAGCAAGGGAATGCCCTGGGACCCGAAAGCGTTGACGCGATTGCCCCCTGAGCCGACACCTGGCGTCGGAGTTGCCTGCGTAAACGGGAACGTGTTTGTTGCCAACCCGACGCCTCCACCACCGCCACCGGTAGCCGTGATCGCACCGAAGGAGGAGGTTCCTCCCGCGCTTCCGTTCCCTGACGCCGATCCAGCGCCCGCGCCTACCACGATGGACGCGCCGCTGAAGCCGGAGGTCAGATAACTGCTGGCATAGCCACCACCAGCGCCACCTCCCCCGACTGCGACAAAGCCAGATGATGCGCCGCCCGTGCCGCCGCCGGCACCACCGCCGCCCTGCACTTCGACGAAGATCGCCTTGGTGCCCGCCGTCGGCACGTAGGTGGTAGATGCCGTAAAGATTCGAACGCCGAGGAGGCGACCAGGAGCAAGCAGCGGAATGGCCGCCGCAAGCTGCGAAAACTGTGTTTTAGACGGGATGATCCCGGCGGCGCTCAGTGCGTTCAGGAGTTCCTGCTGCACGGCGTTCAGCCATTCGGCGGGAACGACCGTCGCGGGAACGCCACCCGCCGGGCTGCCATCGGTGAAAAACCCAGGAGTGCCTGCCGCAGATGGTGCGGGCTGAGCCGCAATAGCGGTCGAATTGTCGATTGCGTACATGCAGCCTCACGCGTAGATGAATTGAAGGAAGGAGTGCGCGGGCTTCCGCTCACTTATTTCGCACTCGAGCACTGCGTTACCGAACGACACCAACGGTTCGCCAGCGGTCGATTGGCCAGCAAGGAAGGAGATTGTTGTTACCGAAGGGGCATGAATCGCCCAGACGAAAAACCATTCGATGCCACCCACGTGGTGGCCCGCACGACTCTGTCCACAGCGGAATGGCGCGTCGTTGCTGACTGTTACCGAGTAACCCAACGCCTTCGCCAGCTGCACGAAGTACGGAGCCGACTGACCACCGCTGTCCGTGAGCCGAGCGACGATCTGCTGCCGCTGCTGAATGATGGTCGGCGCCTCACCGGCGCACGGATCCGGGAGGCCCAGCGTCTCCTGCCACTCGGGTATCAGGTCCGTGGCCGTTGCCGGGAAAGCGCTCGACAACAGCGCGACTGCGGCAGCCGCACTTCTCTGGTACGCCGGAGCCAGGCAGGCGACTGTGCGCATCTGCACTGACTCTGGGTCACGCGGCCATACGCGCCCGCGCGGAAGCAAGCCGCTGAGGGCGGTGGTGAAGTCCTCCGACGAGTAGACCGGGATTGTCATGAGTACGACACCGTTCCCCGCACGGGAAGCTGGCCTGTCGCATTGGGGATGTTCGCAGCTGGCGACGTGATGACGAACCCAGCTGTTCCGGCGATTGCGGCGATAGCCGCATTGATGGACGAAAGGTCCACCACGCTCCCGGCCAGCGGTTGCCCCTGCGCGAGGAAGACGGAATTGATCGCCGACTCGATCGCCGTTCGCGTCGCCGCGCCAGCGCCCGCCAGTCCCGTAATGGAGAACGCGACCGTGTTTTTCGCCGGCGCGCACGCATACACGAGCGGCGTAACGGGCTGCTCGTAAATTATGGCGTCTGCCATGATGAGCTGGTCGCCGGTTGCCACGATGCCGCGTGGCCCCGTTGTGCCGGGACCACGGTCGTACTGGGAGACTCCATTCGTCCCTTGAGGGAATCCGCCATTTGCCGCCTCGGCCTGGTCCATCATGAAATACACGACGACCGTGCCAAGCCCGAATCCACTCGGCGCGCACCAGGCGCGCGTGACACCAGGCACGGCGAGCGCCCAAGCGACGTAATCCGACGCGGATCCTCCGGACACTGGGTTCTGATAGGCGAAAAGCATTCGCGCACGCAGAGAATCGTCCAGTTCGACGTCGGCTCCGCCCACGATCGCAACACCGGCTGTGCCGGTCGACTGAATGCCGGCGATCGGGCTCTGCAGCGTGAGCGATGTGCCGGCGGGCGAATTGCCAAGGGCTCCCTGCCCCGTCGGATTGTTCACTGGATCGATCGCCGGCAGAACCGCGATGACCGGCACGGTGACCGTGCCCCCAGAGCCCACCGTGCCGTTCGCCGTCGTCTTGTAGACGTACCCATCGCCTCGGGCCAGCAGCGTGCCCACCGGGAGCACGGCGCCGGCCTGGCCCGGCCACGTGGCGGACGCGCAGGTGGCCGCGACTGCCGGTTCCCGATAGATGCCTTTGAGCGCCGCCCACGCTTCAAGGAATTCGTCGGTGGCGGTATACGGCGTCGACTGGAGGGCGATGTAATCGAGGTAGCCGTAATGCAGGTGTGCCAGGCCGGCATTCGAAATGCCCAGTACGTTGAGGTTCGAGAAGCGCAGCAGGGAATCCGTGCCCGGAAGCCCCACCTTGATGTCGGCGAGAACCTGCGCGCGGAGGTCTGACAGCGTCGGGCGCGAGAAAGGCATGCAACCGTCCCATGAAAACGAGAAAGGCCGCTCAAGGCGGCCAGGAGGGGTTTCGTATTCGGCGCGCGCTACGCCGTGATTTGCGCCCAGGCCCAGTCGTACGCGAGAGACGCTTTCGTGCCGTCAGCCCGGAGAATCGTCACCGTGAGCCGCAATTGGCGAGGAAGAACGATAACGGCCGTGACCTGGACGTCGACGGCTACGCCATCGGCGAGCATCCACGCGAGCGACTCGCTCGCGTAGCCCTTCGCTGCGGTGGCCACCGCGCCGGTCAGCTTGGACCGGGACAGAAGCCAGAGCCGCGATCCAATCGGCACGTCCTGCCCGGTGTCACCCCACCATCCACGGCGATCGACGCCGCCGTCGGGGATGACGTCCGAGTCCTCAGCCGTGCGGTCGGTGAAGAGGCTGATCAGTGTCGCGGTGACCAGGTCGTCTCCTGATGCGAGGGCGGCGCCTTCAATGATCCAGTCACCCTGCCCACGCGCAACATCCCATATCGTGCTGATGTCGGTCATTGCTGTGGCGTCGGCGTAGACGTGCCGCTCCCGTTGGTGTGCTGGTTGAAGATCACGCGGTCGGCAGCCATCGAACGCACCGCGTCAGCGATATCACCGCCGGCCTTAATGCCACCAGTCACCTCGAGCAGGGGGGTGACCATCCGGACTTTCTCGGTGGCGTTGATCGTCACGGTCGTCGCGTTGTTGACGGCCACCGCCGCGCCGTTTGCCTCGACCACGATGCCCCCATCCTTCGTCAGATGAATCGAACGACCGAAGAGGTCGTAGAGGATGGATTCGCCCTCGATCAGATTGCGCGGGCGGCTCTCCTGGTGCCCGGTGGCCACCACAACACCATTGCTACGATCACCACCCAAGAAGACGAGGACAACGTCCGAACCAATCGGCGGCCGAGAGCTGAAGCCGAATTCGGCAACCCTTGGCGTGCTGTCGCGCAGTTCGAGTTCGCTGAGCCGAACCTGCAGAAACTGCACCTGGCCGGCGTCGTTGCTCGTTGTGACCCGGCCCCGCCCTAGCATCGCGGCAATGCCGCGGCGCATCCTATCGATCACTCCCTGCGCAGCGCTCATTGATTCATGTCCGGGATGTCTACGAAAGTGGGCTGAAGCAGGATCGGCTCCGGCCGGAAGGCGTCGGGGGACATCAGCGTAAGATCAGCCGTCGTGCCTTCCGTGCCGCCCCGCTTGAACGTCACCGACGAGATAACGAAATCGTTTGCGGCCAGTTTCAGCTTCGGCAGGCTCACGGGAGCGACAGTGTTGGGGCGCCATAGCTTTCCAGCGCTATCGCGCCAGCTGTCGCAGGTGACTTGCACGACGCGCGAGCGGCCGGCACGCCGCGCCATCTCCCACATTGCGCGCTGCCGCGAAATGTCTGCACCGCCACCGCCCGCCTCGGCAATGAGGATGAGCGTGCGGTGACCAGCGACGTTTGGGTCGTTGATCGTGAACACGAGGTTGCCGCCGTCGCCGAGGTCGGAGAACGTGTCGACTGCCTGCAGGTAGACCTTATAAGTCCTGTAGCGCTGATCCGCTGAATATTCGACCGATGCCTCGAGTACGTTCTGCCCTTCGGCAAACCCGCTTGCCGCCCGCTCGGTGCCAACCTGTGCCAGCTG